GGTAATAGAGTTGGTTGTAACAACTGAGCCATTTGCGCGTAGCACTCTACTTGCAATAGTTGACGTAGAATTTAATGTTAAAATTAAATCGTAAGGGTCGTTACCATCGGTAACAGTAGAGCGCAAACTTGTCTTTAAAAACAAGTCCGTATGTGTTCCTGGTATGGAAGTAAACTGTATGTTCGCAGCACCACCTGAACCAACGGTTACTGAACCTATTAGTGTTATTGTAGTTGGCATTTTTCTCCTAGGCTGCTTTTATTCCGTATAGGGTGAAGGTTGAACCGCTGGTAAATGTCTGACCGCTTCCAACAATGCTTATTGCAATAGTATCTATCGCAGAAGTAGAACGCCACAAGATTGCTTGGGTAAGAGCAAGGTTTGAACTTTCCCAGTAATTACCAATAATTGTTTTAAACACATTGGTATTTGAGTAATTCATAAAGTGATGAACAACGTTTACTCCAGAACCAATTTGTGACATATTGACATTTACTGCCCTTTGGACACTGTTTCCGTCCCCGTACATATAATGCCTTGAGTAATTAGTGCCTGAATCAGAGTTAAACCTTAAGGTGGTATCTACGCTTCCGCCAGAACCTGAACCTCTAATAACCAAAACCAAATCAGTAAAGGTTGAAGGTATGGAACTAAAAGTAATTGTTGATGCGCTACCATTAGACGATTGAGTTGCTATAGGTTCATATGTTTGTGATATTGGCATCTACTTACCCCTGAATTCCATAAAGCGCAAAGTGACTGTACTGAGCGATATTTGCGGACTCTGATTTTATTTCTATCGATGTTATCGCGTTTGTTGATGCATATGTTCCGCTACTCATACCAAGGTATTGTCCTCCACCGCCACCACTGTTTTGGTTAAAACCATTAAAGGAGCGAACTGTTTTTCTTTTGTTCGTATTAGTGTAATCAAAAATATCTAAAACAACGCCACCAAAAACACTTGATGTTGCGCTGTTTCCAGATATATAACCAAAACTTAATTTTGATTCATTTGTATAAGCATATGATTCTGGAGGATTGATTCCATCATTAAGAAGCAAATGTCTATAGTAACCAGAAGTTGTTCCGTTAACCGTAAATACAATGTGGTCATATGGCTGAGCCAGTGTTCCACGAACGGTTGCTCTAATTTGTAAGTGCTTGTAAATTTGAGGGATAGAACCAAAGGTTACCGAGGTTGCTCCACCTGCACCAACAGTCTGTGTAGCCAATGCTACAAAGCCAGTGGTAGGTAAGATTACCGTAGCGCCATCCCAGACATCTTGATACTTTGGCAACCCTTGGGCTACCGTTGAAGTAGAAAATCTACTGATTGCCATTGTATTACTCCTAGGTCTGGATTAAGAAATTTCTGAGCCGTATGCGTGGAATGAAAGTGTTGCAGATGATGCGTAGATAGTTACTACGTCAGTTGCTGCAAGTGTCAATCCAAGTGTTAGTGCTGTTGTATCGTTTGCTGCAAGGGCTACATCGTAAGCAACATAGTGAACCGCTGCTAGGGTTGCACCCGCTGGGCGTACTGCGATACGGAATGAAGCAGCAGATGCTGCCTGGTTGCAAACAGTAATTGTTGAAAGTACTGATGAAGTTGCTGATGGAACTGTGTAGAGTGTTGTTGCGGTTGTGGCTGATGGGTTAGATTGAGCCAGGACCTTGTATACGTTTGGCATTAATTATGCTCCTATTAGTAGAAATGGGTTAAAGCCAGCCTCGGTCAAGGCTGATTCTTTTGCTAGCGGAATACCACCAGCGGTACTGCCATCGTGAACCACGACTGTATCTTTGTCGGTATCGATTGTAATCTCACCGACCAAGCCTGTAAATGAAGCGTGTTGTGCTGTGGTGCCTCTACGCTGTTGGATTGCAAATGAACTAGACATTTACTTATGCTCCCATCATCATCATAATTTGTGGCAGTGGGTCTGTTGTAATGGTTGCCCAAGACGCTGCTGTTCCGTTGCTTGTTAAGTACTTGCCAGACGCACCCGATTGTGAAGGTACGACATAGACAGAAGTTGTATCTAGGTTTAGTGTGACAGCACCAGATGTGCCACCACCTGTAAGACCAGTGCCTGCTGTTACTGATTCAATGTCTGCAGCGATGGTTGCCCAGGATGCAGTAGTTCCATCTGTTGTGAGGTACTTGCCAGTCTGACCAGTTTGTGTTGGAAGACTTACAGGGGCTGCTGCCCACTTAATACCTGGGGTCTCCGCAGAGTCTGCAGTGAGTAGGTATCCGTTAGTTCCAACTGGTAGGCGTGCAACTGTGTCATCTGCTGTACCTACAAGCAAGTCACCCTTAGCATTAATCAGTGTTCCTGATACTGCGGAGGCAACAATAGTTGCTGCAAGAGTTGCAGATGCTGCAGCGCTAGTTGCGCTAGTTGCTGCTGCTGTTGCACTTGTTTGAGCGGAAGTAGCAGATGTTGCTGCTGCGGTGGCAGAGTTTGCAGAGTTAGTTGCACTTGTTGCCGCACTTGTTGCGGATGTCGCTGCTGCTGCAGCGGAGTTAGCAGACGCTGTTGCTGAAGTTGCTGCGCTTGATGCAGAGGTTGCTGCACTTGTAGCACTTGTTGCTGCTGCTGCAGCGAATGCTGAGATATTTACATAAGATGTTGTTGTGGTATCTGCATCGGTAATTGAACCCATATCACGGACAAGTCCAGCACCAGTAAGACCAGTAACGCTTGCAAGAGACGATGCTGCCGATGTAGCACTCGCTGATGCCGAAGTAGCACTTGATGCTGCAGCCGTTGCTGAGGCTGCTGCTGATGTGGCTGATGTAGCCGCTGCAGTTGCACTGGCAGCAGATGATGTTGCACTATTCGCTGATGCAGTTGCGCTAGTAGCAGCAGAGGTAGCAGATGTTGCAGCCTCGCTAGCCTTAGTAGTTGCTGTTGCTGCAGATGATGCGGATGCTGTAGCAGATGTAGCAGAAGATGTTGCAGAAGTAGCAGCAGATACTGCACTGGCAGCTGCGGATGTTGCCGAGGTTGCTGCAGCGGTAGCACTAGCAGCAGCGCTTGTAGCGCTTGTAGATGCCGCAGTTGCTGAACCAAGGATTGAGTCTACGTAAGTCTTGTTTGCTGCATCTCCACCATTGGTTGGGTTAGATACGCTTGTGATTGCAGCACCAGAAATTGTACCACCAGTAATTGCTGGGGTACTTATTGTTGGGCTGGTAAGAGTCTTGTTGGTTAAAGTCTTTGTGTTGGTTGTTGTAATAACATCGGCAATTGTAAGCCCGTGAGCGCTAGTTACATTCTCGACGTGGGCGTTAGCTTCGCGGTAGTCACGGCCAATTGCCATGTGTCGAACTACTGCACCAGCAGAGTGTGACTGTCCAGATGAGCCGTCGATGCCACGAACAATTGTTAGCGTATTCGTGGAGACGGCAGTGACATCTACAATTTCTTCGAGCGCTGTATCTGGGTCAATGACAACTGTGAAGGTTTCGCCTGCTGAGATGGTTACGCCACCAAGCAGTGCTGTACCTGATACGACAGTTGCTGATGTACCAGATGATGTAAGACCCGAAGTCAGCGTTGTCTGCTGAGAGCGGGATGAGTATTTTCTAGTTGTCATTGCTGGTCCTTATCGGCGGGAGTAGTGAACACGAATTGGGTAGTTTGCCTGCTGAGATTTTGTCTCTTCGTTAAGACGCTGTGTATAGAGCGCATAGAGTTGCTTAGTCGCACTCTGTGACGCACCATATGGGCGCTTGCTGTCAGTCTCATCCGCCTGTGGGCTGACCTGTGCTGCACGTGCTGGGTCAAGGAATGAGAGCAAACGATAGGCTGCGCCTAGGATTACTACATCTTTTGTTGACTCAGGTAGTCCAGTTACTGTTGCATAAACTTCTGTGTTTGTTGTAAAAGTGTTAGGGTCTGTTGCATAGATAACCTTAACTGTACGACCAGCAATAGGTGCTTCACCTAGAGTTACAGTTTGAACCTGGTCGGTGCTTGTGTACCCAAATGCTTGTGGGTTAGCGAATGCGTCAAAGTCCCAGCGACGAATTGGAATCCACTCTTTAGTAGACCCAACGTCTTGCCAAGTAAGGCTCAAGATATTCTTGACGTTTAAGTTAGCAAACGCGTAGGTAGATACCGCAGCGCTGAAGGTAAATGTTGTCGACTTGACTGCAAAGATGCTTGCTCCAAGGGAGCGGATAGTATCGTTGATTGCACGCTTGACAGTAAAACGTGGGAAGGTAGGTGAAATAGTTACCTTTGAATCAGCGGCGTGTGTTGCCGCGGTTGTGCCTAGGTAGCCACGCCCATAAGGAGACACGGTAGCTGTGTTAGCAACCTTGTCAAATGAATCTACCCATACAAGTTCTTCGTCAATCTCAAGGATACCCTTACCAACTGAGTCGGTAGAACCTAACTGCAAAATGGTTGGGGCTGCGCTTGAAGACACAGTTGTGGTTACGCTTGCAGCAAGATGTGTTGCTCTATCCTGCTGGAATGTGTAACCTGCGAGGTTGATTAGAACCTCGTCAATCATATTGTTTAGAGTTGTCATTAGGCGTCTATGCTCCTTAGCGCTGCAGGGGCTGCAAGCCCAGTTGTTCCAGCAAGTTCATTGCAGATACCATCAATGTCCTTGAACTTATCTCTTGTGCGTCCAGCTTGTGCCTTAATGTTAAGAGCACCTACAGTTGCAAGTCCAGTCGTTCCAGCCCAGGCATTGGCAGCGCCTTGTTCATCAAGGAATTTTGTGACATCAGTAATTCCAGCAAGCCTGTTAAGTTCTGCCGTTAAACTACTTCCTGCTTTGCCTAGTGCCATTGTTTAGCCTTTCTTGTAACGCTTCGGTAAAACTAAATTAGATTCCTTCGGCTGCTCAGGAGCACCAAAGAATGCTTTGTAATAATGTTCGTCAAATGAGAATCGCTTCATATGAGGAACGAGTGCTGAGGTGTCACACCAGAGAGGAACTTCTGCCTTACCGCATAGGGCAAAGAAGTAGATGTCTTCTCCGATGAATGCTTTGTCTGCACCCATCTCAGTAAAGAACGGAACGCCTGGCAAGGCTTCCATAATCTTTGTCACTACGCTTCGGTGCATCAGGACGAACCCCATGCCCGCCGCTTCTACCTGCATGAAGGAGTCCTTAGGAAGCGGATGGACACGCTTGATGCCAAGTCCACCGTCTAGTTCAGCGAACATGTAAACGGTCGGCATAGGTACCATCAGAGGCTCTTCAGGGTTATCTGTTGTGAAGTACACGCCAGTTAGAAGAGGCTTTGAGTCCTTGTCCTTCTTGTCCCATAACTTAAGGAAGTTCTCTGGGCTAAGAACAATGTCCGAGTCTACCCAAAGTAGCCACTCGGATATGTTCTGTTCATACCAAAACTTAATTACCTTCTCACGCTGCCGAGCAATCTGATTGCCCTGACTGCGGATAGAAGTTTCAAACTTGACGCCAGACTTAAGGAGTACATCGGTAACTCCCTGCATAAACTTTCCGTCTACGTCTCCGCCGTCACACCATGCTACTGCTACTGTCTCTTGCATTGTCCCCTGCTTTCTTACTTCTTCTTAGCTCTTGCGTTATCTACGAGATTTGGATAAGGCCTTCCAGCCTTCTTAGCCATTGCTTTAGCTTTTGTCTTCTGAGCTGGTGTAAGTGGTGTTGACTTCTTCTTAGGGTTCTTCTTATCCCAGAATGCCTTCTTCATTACCACTTCACCTTATCTGCCCAATATGCTGCACTCATCTTACCCTTGGCAATGTTCGCCTTGTGACGAGCCTTGAATGACTTCTGACGGGCGGTTGGCTTCTTGTCGCCAGTGACACCCTGTTGACCAAAGCGAATAGTCTTGACCTTCTCACCAACCTTAGCCACAACAACGTGTGACTTGGTTGGGTGGTTAGGCGTACGCTTTGGCTTGTTAAAGCCTGATACTCCTGCTCGCTTCAGTCTTGGGTCGCTCACAATTATCCGCCGATTCTAAAATTCTTATTCTTCTTTTCAAGTGTCTTTGGTGCTTTTACTGGAGCGTTGTAAATTGGGTTTACATTTCGCCCTGTTGCTCCAACGATACCGCCAGGTGTCGTACGTGGAAGACCAGATGAGGTCATAGAGCCAGCACGTCTTTGGCTGCTATCAAAACTTTCTCTTGTTGATGCACTTCCACTAGTAATCTTAATTTTACCTGGGGCTTCCTTCAGTTTTTCTGTAGCCTTATTCATTTCTGGATTCTTATAACGAGGCATATTGCTTTCCCTTCCTAGCCTTCTTTATTAGTAGTTGCTCATTCCTTGCTGTGCTAAGAATGCAGCTTTCTGCGCTGGAGTCATCTTAGATGGACTTGTGCGGTCCTTGTACGCTTCTTGCGCTTTCTTAATGCGAGCACGCTCTTGAGCCTTGCGCTGTTCAACAGTAAGAGCTGGAGACCTCTTAACTGGTGTGCTAGAATTTGGATTAGGCATTTACTTTTTCTTGCCCATCTTCTTAGCGGCCTTCTTGACAACCTTCTTCATTGGCTTGCCTGACTTCTTGGCTTCCATCTTTGCCATTGCCATGCCTTTTGCTGTGTATGGGAATTCTTTCTTTCCGACCTTTGGCATTATACCGCTCCTATTTCCTTGAGTACTTCAGTTGTTTTCTTGGTTATATCTTTTGTCTTTGGCATTGTGTCTGCGTTGTATGCTTTACCCAATGTCGACGACGCTTCGTATGCTGCTTCTACGTGGGCGCGAGTGGTGCCCGCTGGCTGGATACCTTGTGCTCTTGCATCTCGGTAAGCCTGCAACTCTGATGTCCACTTCTTGTCTGAGACATCTCTGGTGGCGTCACCAGTTCCCAGTTCAAGAGTTCCTATCTTGCAACCAAAGCAACCTTCTACATATTCAGGATGCTTTTGTATTTGATGTAGATTCATTTGTCCCCTACTGTGCTGTAAAGTTTTCCTCTGTTACGCCAATTCCTGCTGCGATAAGCTCGGACTTAGTAGCCTCATTAACTGTGTAGTTGTAGCCACCTTTATAAACGATATCATAGTCAAGGAGGTCTTCATCTACAGCATAACGTAAAGTTGAGTATGTTGAGCCAGACTTAACAACAGTGATACCGCGCTTCAACTTGTAGAAGTAGAACAGGCGGTGCCCACCTGCTGGACCTTCATCCACAGTTGGACCTCGGAATGTATAAGTTGTCATTGTTCTCCTTAGTGAACTTACTGATGAGGCTAGGTTTCCCTAGCCCCACCCGTCAATCAACTAAGCGATTGATGAACCTGATTCGATTCGGAATAGTGCTTCTTCGCGGTAGCGAGCAAAGCCTAGTACGCCGTACCAACCCATTGGGCGGTGACGCATGAGCTTGTCAACTACTGGTCCGATGACTACGTGTGGCTCTTCTGCCACTGCTTCAGCAAGTGCTTGCTGTCCTGCGATGATTGAGCGGTACACCTTTGCAGATGAAGCTCCGTCAGTTGCAGTGAAGAGACGTGCGGACTCTACGAAGTATGCACCTTCGTATGTTCCGATTTCTCCTGCCCAGATGCGGTCCTGTGAAGAGCCGTACTGGTTAGGAAGAAGCCATCCAGCTGAACCTGTTTCAGCGCGGAGGTCATGTGAAACTTCTGGGTGTACACCAGCCCAGTAGAGTGAGCCCTTGCGTCCAACAGCGTTGTTAGCGCGGAGCTTTGCAACTGCACGACGGATGTTTGCAGATGACAATGTTGCAGCAGCAGTAATTGTTGCTGTTGATGTTGCGGTAGCACCTGAGTAAATTACGTTGGTTCCACCACGGAGTGTTGTCATTGCAACTCGGTCGATTGAGTCTGCGAGGTTGAATGCGATGATGTTAGCGATTGCTGGGTCAACATCTGCAAGTGAGAAGAGTTCGAGCGCACGTGTTACCAATACTGAGTTACCGTACTCGTTAAGAGTAATTGTAACTGAGGTTGGTGTTGAGAGCGCTACTGCATCTGGGTCAGTATCTTCTGTGAGTGTTGATGTTGCAGCAGTGAGGTCAACGTAGCGCTGTAGAACTACTGATGAACCTGGCATTGCTTGCTGTGCTGGGCGCTTGTCTGCTACTGAACGAATGAGTGGCTCTGAGCGGAGTGCGAACTCCAAGAGACGGTCATAAGCCCGCTGTACCAGACCAGCAGCACCAACGGTACCTCCAAGTGTGGAGGACCCTGTTCCTGTGTATGCGTTTGGCATGAGGTTATTTTCCTTTAGTGTTAGAAACTATGATTTGTTTTGTGAGTAGATGAGATTAATAAGCTCTTCTGAGGACTGTGCCTGGTCGATTCGCATATTCAAATCTTCTGCTCTGTCAGGTGTTAATGCACCCTGTGTGAGAATGTCTTGCTGGCGTAATGCAGCACGGTCAATCTCACTTACTACAGGTGCGTCCTGGCCAACTTGGATTCCGAACAAGTCCGCGTTATCATCGAGCCAGCCATTGACTGTCTCTTCGTTAACATCGTCCAAGTCCTTAAGAATCAAGCGAGTTGCCTTTGGATTGACACCTTTCTTTTCCAAGACTTCTTTAACAGTTCGCTCACGCTGCACCTTGGATAGACTCTCAAGTTGCTCTGTGAGTTCCTTAATACGCTTCTCGTCAGCACGCTTTGCCTTCCGCAACTGCTTTAGCAGATTGCTTCCGTCGCCCGCCTGTGTATCGGTATCGAGGTCATCGTCTTCGTCGTCCCAGTAATTGTTGCTCATAGCAACCACCCTTCTCTCTTTGTTTGTAGTTCGCAGGCCACAACACATACTCGGGGAAGTATGCTGGCTCCTACTCTCGGTCTTTTACGCTGTACGGGGCCGATAGGTCCGTCCAGGAATTTAGATTTGTCCTGCTGTTCTTCCAGCTGAAAGTCCACCACGTGCTACTCCAGAAGAACCACTGAAGGTTGCTGCTTCTGTAGCTGCCAACTTCTGACGCTTGCGCTGTGCAGATGCCAACTGGTTAAAGACTTCCTGCTCTGCTTCATCCTGGCCATAACTTTCAAGAGTTGCGCCATAGATTTCGCTGAGCTTAGAAGCAGTAGGTAGGATATCCGCAATTGTTGCGTAACCCTTCTGTGCTTCAGCTTGTGATACACCTTGTGCAGCAAGCTGTTCAGATACTGCAACGTCAGAGCGTAATCCCTGCTTAGCTGCAGCCACACCAATTTCGGCTGCTGCAACCTGACGTTGAATCTTCTGGAACTGCTGGTTAGGGTCAAGAACATATGCGACTAAGTCGTTCTGTCCAATGCCATAGTAGTCGGTAAGCTGTGATAAAATTGCTGGGTCAGCATTCTGTACACGCTGCACTGCTGTGACAACGCGGTTAGAAAGTTCTGTTGCAGATACATCGTTAGAAATAAACTGCTTGACATACTCGTCAGTATCGAATCGTGTTAGTCCATATGAGCGCAGTACCTGGCGGTATGAGTCCTCAAGGTTTAGGTAATCTCCTGGGCTTAGGACTGAAAGGTTCTTCTTGATGCGGTCAGCGTTAGCTGAGAATCGCTTCTGATATTCTGGAGTCTCCTGTAGTGCAAGAGTAATTGTTGCCTCAGTTGCACCATCGATTGCCAGGTCTCTAATCTTGTTAGCAAGAGAGCCAAGTCCATACTGGTTGAATCGCGCAGTAACTGCAGCAATTGCAGACTGACGATTCGCTTCTCTTGCACGTGCAGCTTCTGCTGCAGCCTGCTGTTGTTGAGCTGCAAGCATCTGCATGAACGCATCGTTTTGAGTGTTTGTCTGCATCTGAGATTTTTTAAGTCTATCTTCAGCTTCTCTACGTGCAGCCTCCGCTGCAGCTAAAGCTGCTGCTGAGTTAGCTCTTTCAACGGCAAGGTTTGCTTCAGCCAACTGAGCTGCCGCTTGCTGTGCTCTTGCTACATCTTGTGGGTCTGCCAGCGGTATGTTTGCTGCAGCTCTTGCTGCAATTTCTTCAGCGGTATATTTCTTTGGAGCAGGAGCAGTGACTGCTGGACCGATGTTAAGCACTGCCTTTTCGGCTGCCGTAAGAGTCTGCCCTGAGGTAAGCTTTCTTAGCGCCTCTCTTGAATCAGCCATTATGCTAGACCCCAATCTTTAAGAACTTTGAGTGACAGGGTGTCCATTGTGTCACGTGCATTGTTAGTGTATTCCCACTCAACTGTGTTGCGTAGTTCCTTTTCGAATTGCCAGATTGGCTTAACGAAAGGCTTACCATCTGGCCCTACGGACTGAAGTGCTTTGCGTAGATGTGGGTTAGTCCAGGTTACTGAGTCTGGGTCAACCTCTAAAATGTTTGCAATAGAACTCTTGTATGCTGATGCTAAAGAGTCAAGGCTTACACCCTTTGAAATCTGGTCAGCATATACTGGATATGCGCTGGCTGCGTCCACACGTACCTGGTTCTTTAGGTCATCAACTGTCATCATACCAGTGAATACGTCGCGTGTCCACTTGTCGTACTGTGCTGGGCTGTATGACATGCCAAATGAGTTGGCATATGACTTGAGTGAGTCAGCAGTCTGTAGTGCGTCTCCGCCTAGTTGCTTACCAGTTGGAACTTTGGCAAGTGCCTTAGTGTCAACGATATTGTCTGACCATCCAGCAAGGTATGCTTCCTCTAGGAAGGCATCATCGATTTCACGAATACCTTCTTGGGACAAGCGCTTGCGCTGCTTAATCTTATAGTCTTCAAGCTTCTGAGCATAGATGCCAGGCTTCGCTGTCTTCTCAAGAGTACGAGAACTTGTTGCTTCTGATACATTCTTGTAGTAGTCAGTCTTGTAGTATTCGATTTCTGCCTGAGCATAATCCTTGGCTTGCCACAAATCATAGATGCGCTGTAGCTCTGGGTATGCCTCAATAAGTGCAGCAGTTAGACCAAACTTGTTTTCAATTGGTTGCTCTTCGTAACCTGCTGGCGCTCCGCCAATCGTAACTGTAGGTCTTAGCGCCATATTACTTACCTAGCTTTCCAATAAAGTCAGCGAACTCAATGCTCTGTGCTTGTGCCAAATCTTCCTGAACTTCAGGTGCACCAGTTTCAATCTTCTGCTTAATCATAGCTTCAGCACCAGCTTGTGTAAATCCTGGTGTTGCTATAGCCTTAGCTTTACCTTGAGGGGTGACAGTAGAACCCTTGTTAATAACATCTTCTAATTCGCTACGACGAGCCGCAAACTCCTCAGCGTTAGGGTCACGCTTAAGTGTTGACTGATATACGCCACGGATAAGAGTATCAATAACCAATGGGTCCTGTAGTTGGACAGTAGTCTTTGGGCCCTTATATCCATCACCGTCAAGTCCTGGAATGTAGTCAGCTTGTAGTTGCTGGTACAATTCACCAAATGAATTTGACTTAGATGTCATGTCCCCATACTCAACTGTCAGCGCAATTTTTGCTTCCTGCACTCCTTGTACTGGGCGTCCAAGTTTCTTTAGCATTGCAGCAATGGCTGCCCATTGGTCACGGCTAAATGATGACAATAAATCTACATCAGCCATACCACCAGCAAGAGGGTCTATTGTAATGCCGCGCTTTTTTAACTCAGCATTAATGCTATCCATGAATGGTCTTGATGATGCAGGGCTTTGTGTAGCCTG